CCGGGAAGGTATGGCCGCAGCCCGCCTGCGAGATTGGGCGGCATCGCCATGCCTTGCGGTGCACCCTGGGATGCACCGAAGCCGGCCGAACCCATCGGCAATCCGACCGGCCCGGTCGGCTGCATCGGATTGGGCGCCGACAACGGCGCGGCAGGGCCGAGCTTGAGCATGTTCGGCTGCTGGGCATTGTCGCCAGCGCCGAACATCGACGGGCCCGGATAGCCGAACGTCGGCTGTGCGTTCGGTTGCTGAAACTGGCTCGCTACGCCCGTGCCGGTGGCGCCGGGATTTGGCGCCGCAATGCCGCGACTTGCCAGGAACTGCGCGAGCCCGCCGGCGAGCCCCGGCGGCTGATAGCCGCCAAAGGCGCCCATCCCCGGCTGATAGCCGTAGCCGGCGCCGCCGAGCGTTTGCGGGTTGGGTTGCACAAAGCCGTTGGGAGATTGTGCCGGGCCGAATTGATCGAAGAGTGCCATGGTAAATTCCTGTTATTTTATTCGTATTCTTACCATTCCACCGCTTTGGTAGATGCCGCCGACCGCAACGCCGGCCGATGCTGCTGCCGCATCATCCACGGCACTCGCGACCGGCCCGATATTGCCGCCGGTCAGCGCCCGCACCACCGCGTCGAGCGACAGCATGTACTGCCGCAATATCTGGGACGGCGAGCCATCCGTGATATCAACCCAGCGCGAGGTAAGCGGCGGCAGCGGTGTTGGAGGTGTTGCCATGGGTCACGGATTGGCAGGGTTGTCGATCACGGCAGCCGACAGAAACGGCGCGTTCACCGGGTCGGTCATATCAATCCGCCAGCGACGCCCCATCGGGCCGGTCATGCCGAGACGCTTGACGGATACGCGGATGTTCTTGCCCGTCGCCTGTCGGCCCAGTTGCCGCAACAATGGGTTCTTCCATGTCCACCCACCGTCGTTCGACCATGAGATCGCGACGGTTGGGTTCTGCACACTGGGCGGAGCAGTGACATCGGTAGCGAGGCCCCCGCTCGTCCAGGTGTGAGCAAAAACACTGCCCTGTAGCAGTATATGCGTCGCATCGATAACGGTGACGAGCCATGAACCATTCGCCTCCGTGGTGCCGCCGACACCGGCGACATTGACGACATCGTTCTGGTTGACCTGCTGAGTGGCATCGACCGCAAGAACAATCTGGCCACCTGTGCCAGATGCGGCGCCTGTCACGGTCATGACGATGTTGCTGACCTCCATGCCTGCGCCGGTGTAAAAGTTGAAATCGGCGCGGGCGATCCTGATCCTGAATGGAAATGCGGTTTCCGGCGCGCTCTCGAGCCGCATCAGCATCGGGAACCCAAGTTCGGTATAGTTCTTGTCGTCGATGAAGCACAGCGTGCCACTGTAGATGTCGCCCAGCAGCCATTTGCCGAATGCCGGATGGCCGCCGGTGCCGCGCCAGCGGCTTTGCGTGCCGTTGATGAGATCGAGCGACCAGCGCTCGTTCCATTGCTGCGTCGAGAGGTTGAATTCCCAGGTCCATGCCGGCGATTGAAGCGACCAGAATTTCTTGCCGCCGAATATGTAAACGGACGCTTCCAGCGTGTTGCCCTGGCGATGCTGCGCCTCAATCAGGCGATCGAGATCGGGCGGAGATATCTTGGTCGGGTTCAATTGGCCATAGGGCAAATTCCACACGCCGAAATCATGCGCCACCCATGACAGATTGTCGAACCCGGTCTCCTGGCCGGCGATGGCATTAGCCTGCAGCAGGCCATATGGCAGCACCACCTGGCGTGCATACGGGAATGCCGGCGCGACATTCGCCACGTCCTGCCACACCTCGCAGTGACCAGTGGTAAACAGGAACAACAGGCCGGAAAATGCGATCCCGCGCAGCAATGTCACATCGGAGCGCGATTGCGCCGTGATGAATGTCAGTGCATTCATCGAAAGCGAGTTGATGCCGGTGGCAAATATCCGGCCATCGGCGACGGTGAAGAACAGGTAACCGTCCTGGAAGCACACCGAATTCGGCACCGGAAGGCTACCGCCGCCAGTATAAGGCGCAGGCGAGCCACTGAAAGCGATGCCGACCGCGCCGGCGCCGCCGGTCAGCGACGTCGTCGAGAACGTTACCGTCTCATCGCCGACCGGCTGAAAGATGCTGACGACTGCGCCCGTGCTGGTGGCGCTGACGCTCGCCGCGGCAAGCAGCGCATTGCCGTAGATCGCGGTAACCAAGCCGGCCGCAACCGTGGTGGCGTTCTGCGCCGGCGTCGTCGGAAGGGTGTAGGTGACCTTGACCGGCCATGCCGGATTGCTGGGATTGCTGAAGGTGAGCGATACCGTATCGCCGGGATGGAATGCCGTTCCGCCCACGGTCGCCGATATAAAGCCAGCCCCCAATGCGAGGGTCACCGTCTCATTGCCGGTACCGGTTACCGAGGCGACGAGATTAGTTGCCGCGCCGACCGGCACCACCAGCGAGGTCAACGTCGTCGCATTGCCGATGCTGCCTTGTTGCGAGAATTCGATGACGCCGCCGGCCGCACCGGCGACGAGATTGTTGGCGGCGAGCTTCGGATCGGCATTGATCATGTTGCCAATGGCGAGCGCGACGCTGGCGGCGGTTTCCGACCCGCCCAACGTGTAGGTGATGGTGACCGGAAAGCCGACGCAGCTCGGATTGGAAAACGTCACCGACACCTGATCGCCGGCGACGAAATTCGTGCCGCCGATCGTCGCCAGAGCGGTGGCGGGCGCGATCTGCGCGGTGTCGAGTATCCAGGCGCCGTTATCGATATCGACGGCAACCACGTCCGGCGGGACGTTCTGGTTGCGCGCAATCGATATGTGCTTATTCCCGGGCATGACGCCTTGCTGGTTTACGGCGCCGGACGCATCGACCGTCGTAGCCTGGTCGGCCCAGACTTCATGACTCTTGTTATTGACGATGAGGCCGCCGCGATAGCCGGCGAGCGGCGTGACGGCGAACTGCGAAAGGCCGGGCTGGCGATGATAGGTGGCGGCCGATGGGCCATTGGGACCGAGCGGCTCCGAGCAGCAATTGATGAGCCGCCCCGCACTTTCCTGCGTGACCGAGCCGGGAAACGATCCCAGCGGAAAATTGATGGGAGATGGCCCGCGCATCAGAGGTAGTACACCCTGAGCGGTTCATAGGTCGGCCGACCGCGCATGATCTGCTTGATGGCCATCACCCCTGCCCCGCTGCCGTAGGGAATGCCGATGCCGATCTGCATGATGCGGGTGAAATCGTCGGGCGTGACCGAAAACTTCTGCGCGCATAGGCTGGCGAGGATGTCGGCCACCGGCGTGAAGATTTCGCCGGGAATGTTGTTTGAGTCGGCGATGTAGCAGATTTCCAGCGCCGCGAGCATGCGCAGCGTCGCATCAACCTTCTCGCGCACATAGGCCACGTCCTCCAGGTCGGCGACCTGGCCGGCCTCGAGGATTTGCAGGGTGCCGAGCGCCTCGAGGACGAGATCGGTTTCGCTGCGATATGCGCCGCCGGCCATTTGTTATTCCGCCTGCTTCTTCAACTCATGAAACTTCGCATCGAACATCGGCCGCAGATAGCTGACATCGTCGTCGCCGACCTGGCACCGCTGGCGCATCTCCTCTTCCTCCTCCCAGCGCATCGCGAGGTCCTCGTGGTCCTCGCTGGTCTCGATCCAGGCGATGCAATGGGCGCGGTATTCCTCGGAGGTCTTCGGAATGCGCGGGCGGCCGCGGCGCGTTGGTTGTCGATCGCGAATGACGGGCTCGCCCTCGACCAGGAAGGTCGGATTGGTCTTGGCGATCTCAACCATCGACCGGCGCACCTCGATGGCCTTGGATAGTATCCGCTGGGTCTGCGGATCGACCCATTTCTCGACCTCGGGCACCATGTAGCTGTGCTTCACCGGGTCGAGTTCCACCGCCACATTGGCGGGAAATGTCACGCCATTCCAGACGATCTCGGCCGGCGCGCCATGTTCCTGCGGGACATAGGTTACCTTGGTCATGGATACCTCGTTCTACGAAACAACCGCAGCACGCCAATCTAGCGTCGTCGGGTAATTGAGGACGGAGTTGAGCACCGGAAAGAACACGCCGGATGCGCCGGATGCGACTGACAGCGCGGTGTTGGCGCTGCCGTTCATTTTCTCGCCAACCGCGGGATAGACATTGATGGCGACAGCGGTGTCGTTGACGACCGTCATCGCCGTCATGGCCTCGCCGGAACCGATCGATGGCAGGATAAAACTACCGGTGGCGACCGCGAGCTTGACGCGACAAATCGCACCATTCACCCGGGTGGCGCCGGCCTGCGCCGCAGCAACGCTGGATGCCGGCTCCGTGATCGGCGCGCTGCCCTGGCGCGCGCCGAGTGTCAGGATTGCGTTGTTGGTGGTCGACATGGGATTTCCTTTCAATAGGCAAAGGGCGGCGCAGCCACGCGAAAAGCCGCGCCGCAAGTTTGGCCGGGGAAATGGCTTAACCCAGCCAAAACGCCGACTGCGTTGGGGAGGACCTAGCAGCCGGGCGCAACTGCGCCGGTGGGCACCACGGTGCAAGAGCCGTCATTTGGCTGGATGTATTCCAGGACGACCACG